GTCTATGCAACATTCGACAAGCAATTGTCGGCGTTGCGTTCTGCCGGGTTGTTGAGCGAGAAGGAATATTTTGATACTCGAAAACTTACGGCTGAACTGGCGGCGCAGACTCAAGAGAAGGCGCTGCAAGACGAGATCACGCGGACTCGCGAGCGAACAGCAATCGGTAAGACTGCGCTAGACCGCGCCATCGCGCAGTTGGACATTGACAAAAAGGTGCTTGAACTTGAAAGTAAGTTGACCAAAGCGCAAGTCGATAACGCAACGAATGCGGCAGTTGCTGAGATCAAACGTAACGAGGCTTTGGAAGATAGCGCACGCGCATTTCGTCAGGCACAACTTGCTGCGCAGTCGTTTTTTGACGCAGTAACTCGCGGCAACGAAATTGAACTCAAAACTTTTGGCCGTGGCGCAGAAGCTACTCAACGTATTCGCGAACAGGCACAGATTGAAGACCGTTTTGCTGAACGCAAGCAGGCTATTCAAGATCGGTTCGCGACCGACAAAAACAGAAACGACCCCGAGGTGGCCGCGCGGTTCGAGAACCTGCTGGCCCTTGAAGACGAGTTTTTAGAAAAATCGCTCGACCAGTGGCGCGAACAATACGGGTCGTTGAAGGCGATGGAACGCGACTGGCTGAACGGGGCTCGTCGCGCATTTGAAGATTACGAATCAGAAGCGGGCAATACTGCCGAACAAGTAGAAGGGTTGTTTGCTGGTTTATTCCAGCAAGGCGAAGACAGTCTGGTCGAATTCATAACCACGGGTAAGTTGTCGTTCGAATCGTTGGCCGATTACGCAGAGCAACAGATTACACGAATCATAGTGAAGCAGTCAGAGGTCAACTTGTTGAGCGGGTTCGGCGGTGGCGGTGGCGGGGGGTTTCTGCAAAGTCTCGTTGGCGGGCTGTTCGGCAGCTTCGGCGGCAGCAGCACAGGTGTGGACACGACCGTTGGTGATATTGGTCGCAGCTTTGCTCGCAGGGCAGCTGGCGGGCCGGTGTCGGCCGGTGGGCTGTTCCAAGTGAATGAACTCGGCCCGGAGTTGCTGACTGTTGGCGGCAACACATTCTTGATGATGGGCACCCAGCCTGGCAACGTTACGCCCAACTCGGCTGTTGGCAACACGACTATTTTGCAGGTCAGTGTGACCCCGCCTGCCGGGTCTAGCCGTGCCAGCGCTACGCAATGGGGGGCCGAGGCTGGCAGGCAGATTCAACGGTCTCTATCGAGGAATTCGTGATGTCAATCACTGTCTACAACGATGTCATCGTACCCAACAGCGTTTTGTCGTTGGGTATCAGCGGCAAGCAAATGCGCAACAACACGCGCAACGAGTCGGCGAACGGCAATTTGAACATCAACGTCAACTGGTCAAAAACCCTACGTGAGTATCAAGTCGGGTTGGTCCCCATGTTGCCTGCCGTTTGGCGGCAGCTTGAGGGTATGCACGAGGTAACTGACGGCGGCGCGTTCGGAATGCTGATGCAAGACCCGAAGGACAGTAACGTGGCTACCGGCGAAGGGTTCATGCAGGGCTATACGACGGCGCTGGTTGGCACGACGGGCCTTGGGTATGGCGTCCCTACCTTGAAACTGTTGAAACGCTACACGAGCCTTGGCAGCAGCCGGTTTCGTGACCGCAGGATTACACGGCCCATGACAACGCCAGTTCCTGTCCTGAAGCGCGATGCGGCCACAATGGTTGCCGGCGCCGGGGCTGGGCAGTACGCGCTCAACAGTGACACAGGAACTGTGACTATGATTGCGGATGCAAGCCAAGCAATTCAAAGTATAAACGTTGGTGCGACGACCGAACTTGTGTTCTCGTCAGGAACCGGCGTTGTTGCGGCAATGAGCGTTGGTGAGCGGGTGTACGTGACGGGTGTCACAGGTACTGCAGCAACGATTCTCAATTCGCTGAGTCATGAGGTGACGATAAAGGGCGCAACCAGCCTAACCATTTCAACTGTCACCACTGGGTTAACCGTCACTGCGCCTGGAACAGCTGCACGCTATCCGCAGGCCAGCGAAGCATTGACATTCACAGGGTCGTTTTATGTACCGGTGCACTTTGCCAACGACGACATCGACTGGTCGCTGCTGTCCGGTGGTCATCAGGATGTACGCTTGATGACCGGACCCAGCGTTACTCTACGCGAGGTGCGTGAATGACAAAGGCAGTACCTGCTGCGCTGCTGGTGCATTACGCCAGCGATTCAACCACGCTTGCAACGTGTTGGAGGGTGACGCTTGTCAACGGTACTGTCATGGGGTTCACCGATCACGATTCAGACCTGATCATCGACGGCGTGACGTACATTGCGCGTGGCGGGTTCCTGGGCAGCGACACGGAGACACAAACCAAACTCGCAGTTGACAACCTGGAAGCCGCTGGATTTATCAATACCGACTTGGTTGAAGCGGGTGACCTGACATCCGGCGATTGGGACTACGCGCAGGTTCGAATTTTTATTGTCAACCATCGCGACCTTACGATGGGTACTGACACGACATTGACCGGACGCCTGGGTCGAATTCAACAGGATACGGGTTCGTTTCGGGCCGAGTTGCGAGGTCTTACCAACGCATACAGTCAGACAATCGGAGAGGTTTACCAACCGACCTGTCGAGCCACGCTGGGCGACACACGTTGCGGGGTCAATCTCGGGCCATTTACGGTCACTGGTACGCTGACAAGCACATCGAGCGATGGCCGTGTTCTGTTCGACACCTCGCGGTCAGAAGCCGGACCAACGGGCGGCAAGACCATAACTGCAATCGCAAAAGCTGTCAATCCTAGTCTTACCATTGTTGGCCATGACTTTGTTGTCAATCAACCCGTGTATATTGCGCAAGTCGGCGGCATGGCTGAGATCAATGGGCAGAATTACGTAATTGCAAGCGTACCTGATGCCGATCATGTCACTATCATTGCAGACACTACGAATTTCACGACTTACACGACTGGCGGTACTGCTACGCCGCAAGGCGATAGTGGGTTTTTCGACTACGGAAAAATAACTATGACCAGCGGTGGCAGTAATGGGTTGTCGATGGAAGTAAAGGCGTACAGCCCCGGCACCATCACGCTGCAGTTGGAATTGTCAAAGGGAGTTGCAGCCGGTGACACCTACTTATTGGTTGCCGGCTGCGGCAAACGCTTTACGCAGGATTGTGTGGCACGGTTCGCCAATGGTGTTCGTTTTCGTGGTGAGCCGCATCTGCCTGGCATGGACAAAATCATCAAGATCGGACGTGCATGATGATCACACCACAAGATGTCGTAACAACTGCCAGAGAGTATCTTGGCGTGCGCTGGCACCATCAGGGACGCAACCACGCGGGGGTTGACTGCATAGGGCTTGTCGTCATCGTAGCGAAACGCCTTGGACTGATCGACTTTGATGTTCATGGGTACGGTCGCATCCCTGACGGCAACCGCTTGCGCAGTGAGTTGGGGCGGCTCATGGTGCCGGTGTATGAGTCTGCACCTGGTGACGTGATTCTGATGCGGTTCGCCGACGAGCCACAACATGTGGCCATCGCTACCGACAAAGGCATCATCCATTCGTACGCACAAATACGCAAAGTGGTGGAACATTGCGTTGATGGTATTTGGGAACGTAGAATTGTTGCGTCCTACCGGTTTAAGGAGTTCGTGTAATGTCAGGCCAATTGCTACTCGGTCTCGCTGGCGCTGCGCTTGGTGCCGCGACTGGCGGCACCAGTACGGTCGCGTTAGGTCTTACCGGCACACAACTTGGGTTCTTGGGCGGCACACTGGCTGGTGGTGTTCTGTTTCCGCCAAAAATACCAGATGGCCCACGACTCAATGACCTACGTGTTCACAACAGCGCGTATGGTGGCGCAATACCACAACTGTGGGGCACAGCACGTCTGCCTGGAAACATCATATGGGCCGACGAAATGCAGGAGCATTCACATAAGCAGAGCGGCAAGGGTGGGCCGTCAGTCACATCCTTCACCTACACAGTGTCGTTCGCCGCGTCGATTTGCAAAGGTGAGAGAGCAGGTATTAGGCGTATGTGGGCAGATGGTCAAATCATCTACGATATCAGCAGTACAAATCAGGGTATTCAAGTTGGCTACACGGCAACTAGTTTTACGGTCTACACGGGCAGCGATACGCAAGGTGTAGACCCGACAATGCAGGCAATTGAGACTGACGTTCCGGCATACCTGGGACAGGCATATTTCGTATTTGCCGATCTCGATCTTACGAAATTCGGAAATCGTATTCCCAGCATAGAAGTTGAGGTAGTGTCTACGGGCGCAGCGGCTGAACGTGTGTCAGGTCTGATAGTCGCAGAAGGTACTGCTAATGGCAGTAACGCTGCGCTTGATCCGAACACTGGATATTATTGGGGCATTGGCGCAGCCGGTTCATTGCATATCTACGATCCATTAGGTTTAGTTAAAGTAGGCGTCGTTGATACTGGCGCAGGTATTACGTTCGTAAACATACTGTATTGCCCGGCTACGCAAACGTTCTGGTGTCAGGCAGGTGTGAATTTGGTATATATCGTGTCTGCGTTGAGTCGTACTACAACGCAGACGATAACGTTTGCGTATACACCAGGTACGTATGTTCTAGGGTACAACCCGGATAGAGAATCATTTCTTGTAAGTTTTTATTCGGCAGCATTCGCGCCACCCGGCCTCATAGAAGTTGTAGCAGCTACGGGCGAACTTGTGCAATTGACAAATCCGATAATTACTGCTGGCGATATGATTCATATACCAGAAATGGCGCGCATTGTTTATCGATCCGCTGACGATATTTACGTTGTAGATTCGATCACAATGACGCCAATAGCGTTAGTAAATGACAGCGACGGTATTGTCAACGTCACAGGTACGCAACGAATGGCTTACGATTCAGTAAGACAGCGCGTGTTAATTTTGCTTGACACTAGTGTGTATGGAGTTCTTGATATGAATTCATT